TAAAAATACTTCTTTTACCTTCAAATGACTTTAGTTTACTATTAACAGAATTAATTCTATCTCTCACTAAAGCATGAGTAGATTTACACTTAACATTTAATCCAGCATTTTGCAATATAGTTAAATCAGTTCTACCACCTGCTGAAGTTTTACGTTGTCTTGAAGCTGGGTCAGGATAAACAATCATCTTTTGTTTAGGGTATCTGCTAAACAGTTCATCAATAAATTCATCAGTATTAGAACTATAAATAACTATCTCATCAAAGATTTCTGCTACTCCATTCTTAACATGAAATAAACAAGCACTCATTGGGTCTATGTTAAAGTCCAAGCCAATATAAATCATAGCATCTTTATCATATTTACATTCTTTGACATTCTCATCTCTACTAAAGTTATAATAAACAACTCCTGAGTATGTTTCAAATGATGCTAAGTATTCTTGTCTAAATGTTCTCTCATCTAAATCATTCATTGCTTGTCTAATTTCTTCTTGATCTACTTGACCACCATCTAATGTTGTAAACTTAAATGACTTCCACTCAGGGTCAGAACCTAATCCCTTTTGATAGATGTCATAAGACCAGTTACCATAACCTCTAGGTGTTCCTATAAATAATACGTTTCCTGTTACGTGTTTATCTGAGATTGTTGGTCGTAGAACTTCTGTCCAAGCTTCAACTGGTATATCTGCATACTCGTCTAGTAGTAGAAAATCTAATCCAACTCCTCTTAAATTGTCTGGTGATTTATCTGCACCCTTTAAACTTATCTGTGAACCATTCCTAAGTATTAATGATAGTTCTGTTTCATTGGCATATTTAATCCATCTCTTTTCAGTTGTAAGTTTTTTGATTTGTTTCCACATAATCTCCTTACTCATTCTGTAAGTAGGTGCTACATAGAATATCTTTGAGTTTGGTTTACGGCTTGCAAATCTAAGTAGTTCATACATGGCTAAGTGAGTCTTGCCGAATCTTCTGCCTGTAATTAAAACTCTAAATCTATTGGGACAAGTATAAACATCTAGCTGTGGTTTACTAAATGCCATTAGTTTACTGATTTATGTGCGTTCTCTAAATCTTCTTCTAGCTTTTTAATAATTAGGTTTAGTCGCTGTATTTCTTCTTGGTTCAGATCAGCTTGTTTTAAAGCTTCATAAAGTCTTACTTCAAGATCATGGCTTCCTCGCATTTTTCTATCTAGCATCTTTGGTTTTGTCCTTTCACACATTGGTTCATTCCTTGTTATATTTCTTCATACTAAAGCTAATAGGTGCTTTAGGTTTTCTGATAGTCAGGTTGTGTCTTTTCATAAGCAATAATACAGTACAGTTGTTACAAGCTTTAATATGTTGCTCTAGCTTGTTATTAATTTCCTTCCTACAAAATACGCATTTACTTGCCATCTTCTACCTTCAATTCTATTTCTTTAGGTTCTTCTACTATGTCGTATATTGGTAAAGGTGTGTTGCTATCGGATTCAATGATTTCGTTTCTTTGTCCGAGCATTTGTTTGCCTAACCAAATCAACATAACTACATTACCCTTTTCAACTGCCATTTGCCATTGTTTCCTTCTTAATGAAATATTGCCTTCTGATCGCCCTTTGTCTATTTCATTGGAAAAATTGTCTCTTAAAGTATCAATATGACAACCAAAGAATGAAGCCATTTCTTGCATAGTACAATGTAACCTAGCTAATCTTGTTACTTGTTCTGGGTCTATATCAAGCTTTGGTCTACCTACCTTTTTAACCTCAGATTGAATTGTAGGTTTTTCCTGTTTGCTCATGTATAGCTTCTTTTCCTGTAAATTGTTGCCACCTTTGTATTATGGTGTCTGTGTATAATGGTTCAAACTCCATCATAAAACATTTTTTATTTTGCTTTTGACAAGCTATTAAGGTGCTACCTGAACCACCAAATAAATCTAAAACTGTATTAACCTCTTTAAAATAATCAAAACTCCATTCAGCTAATGCTATTGGTTTTTGTGTTGGATGTACTCTCCTTTGACCATGCTCAGATCCTTTAATCATGCCTTTCCATAAATGCCTAAATATTCTAATTGAACTCCATTTAGATTTAACCCATGCCAATTCACAATCAGACTGTGTATCTTTTTGTTTTTCTTCAACTCGTTTATCCCAAACAAACCAATTATTAGATAATGGTAAAAAATGGCAATAGTAATTAGCACCCCACCAAACTTGTCTATTAACATTAAGTAATTTGTCGCATATATTAAAAGCATCAACAGCATATTTAATAGTGTCGTCTTTAAAATCTTTGAATTTATTGCCTTGTGTTAAGCCACCTCTATTTGATCTGTCTCCTTTTTCATTTATCCCATAAGGTGGGTCTGTAAATATTAAATCAATGTTTGTATTATTAATAAGCTTTAAAACATCTTGTTCTTTTGTTGAGTCGCCACATAGTAATCTATGATCTCCTAGTATCCAAATATCACCTAATTTTGATTTAACTTTGCTTTCATCAACTTCTGGTGTTTCGTCATCATCTATTAATCCTTTAACATCTTCTTTTAACAAGTCTTTTAGAAATTGATCTTCAAATCCTAATAACTTTAAATCAAATTTATCATCATCTAATCCTTCAATCTCTACTGATAGCTTTTCTAAATCCCAACCTGCGTTAAGTGCTAATTGGTTATCAGCTATTATTAAAGCTTTAATTTGTGTCTTGGTTAATCCCTGAACTATTATGCAAGGTACTTCTTCGTGTCCTAATCTTTTAACTGCTTGTAATCTACCATGTCCAGCTATGATTGAATTGTCAGGTGCTAATAGTATTGGGTTTGTAAAGCCGAATTCTTTAATGCTTGAAATAAGTTGTGTAATTTGTTCTTCGCTGTGCGTCCTACTGTTATTTATGTAGGGAATAAGTTCAGATACCTTCTTTTTAATAAGTTCCATAAATTAACCGACTATGTGTTCGTTATTTGTTCTTTAGTCTTTTTTTAGGGATTTGTAAAGGAAGTCTAGTAAATTCTGGTTTTGATAAAGTATATGGCACATACCATTAGCTAAACTATTGCATACTACTTCTTCAGCTTTTAATGGTAAGTCTAGTTTGTATTCGTCATGTATCATGTGGCAAAGTTCGTGAAGTAATGTGTTAGTCATTTGAATATTATCTAATGATTTATCTATGGTTAGTGTGTTGTTGTCGCAGTCAAATTCACCAAATATCTTTTTCTTAGATGCTACCTCGTGGTCTATGTAATCTAACTTAATAAGTCTGCTTCCAAAGACTATCTTGTCAGGTAAAGTCATTTTTTCTTTTTAGGTTTCTTTGGTACTCTATAAGTTCCTTTAACTTTCATTTTGTTTTTAATCAGAACTGCCAAACTCGTTGAAGTTGTTTCATTTGCCATTATAACTTGCCTTTGTATTTAATTAGTATCTGCTTAACATGATTTGTGTATTCTTTGCTAGTGCTAAAATTGTCTAATGTATCAGCTAATTTCATAGGGTCTTTAGTTCTAGTTCTTGTTTGTCTAAACTCTTGATAGTGATGATTATTGTTTAGAGTATTAATGTAGTGTCTTACAGATTGGCATTTAGTTGAATATGTTTTTACTCGCCAATTTATTGATTCATGTTGTTTTTCAGGAAGCATACCATTCTTAGACCATACTCTAACTCCAAATAGATTATTGCCTTCCTTAGCAAATCTTGAAGTTCCGAAGTTACTTTCAACAATGCTTTGTGCAATAATTAATGATGTTGGTATTTGTTGGTCTTTGTGTATGTCCAAGTTTACATAAGCAATACATTTCTGCATACTTGCTATAAACTTATCTGATGAAGTGTTATCCACTTTGGGTTCAAAGAAACCTATCTTCCTAATTTCATCAATAGTGCTTTGTCTTATTTTGTCTTTAATGTGATCGTTTGGAAAAAATGTTCCAATTAAAAACACCATCATTAAAAATAATAAAATGACTGTATAGTCCCAAAGCTTGATGCTTAGTATTTTAGTGTACATTGATTTTTAAGGTTTTGATAACCTTCCAGCTTTACAGCTTATCTAATTAGATTATTCCTCGTCAGAATCTTCGTCTGAATCTTCAAAATCTTCATCTGAATCATTGTCAAATTCAGAATCATCTTCTTCGTATTCATCAAGTGAAGCTTCTACTTTGTCCCTGATCTTAGCATTAAGATCATCAGCTTTATCCAAAAGCTTTAGGATTTGTTCTAGTGTCTTGTCCATAACTACATTCTCCGTTTAGTTAATTCCGAATCAGTAGTGATATTTTGTAATTATGTAAATATATAATTTTTAAAGGGTGGGACAAAGCCCACCCAAACCTAGCTAGTATAATGTCATTATAAAGATATTATTCTTTAATATCAAGAATTTAGTTGGCGGAGAACCCATTTCTCGTAATCTTCTGCGTCAAGTCTTTCACGCATAATTTCAAACTCGTTCTTTTCTCTTGGTTTCTCAATGATCTTGGTTTTTAAGTCTTGCAACGTAGGTATGGTAATTTTCTTAGGTTTATCAGTCATACTGCTAAGACTTAACATATTTTTAACTGTACTAGTAGTATTAGTATATATGGTTGTTGTTCTGTCTGTCAAAGTTTGATCCGTTTTAACTGGCACATCTTGATATTTGCTATATTTTACAATGGTATAGATGCTTAAATTTTTGTGCAAAGTTTGATTCAGATTGCCTGAATGAACTAAGTTACCAATTATAGTTCTTATTTTACGTTCAGATAAATCAAATTTTTTAGCTAAATCTTTATAAGCTATTGAAACTTCTCCTCTTTTTAAAGTTAATTTCTTTTTTCTGTAAATAACATTAACTGGTTTATGTGAAGCCATAGAAACCAAATACAAAAACACAGATACTTCTAACTGATTATTAAAATCTTTAGAATTATAAATCTTCCTATGTAAAGCTATCCAACCTTCAGTCATTTAACTTCTGCCTTTACTAAATCAATAATTTTATTTGTAAAAGATTTTAAACCATTCTTTTGGCAATCTTTAACACTTGCGTAAATTGTAAACCAAGATTTATTATAAGCTTTACCTATTTCATTATAAGATAATTCTGTAATTGATCTGATTACTGCTAGACAAACTTTATTATGTGGAACGTCAAAGAAATTTACGTCTTTGTAGAGTTTATGATTGCAAAGAACTTTTTTTGTTATTTCGGATATGTTCTTTATAGTTAATTCTTCCATTGTATGCACCTTCCTGTTTTGCTTGGTTAATTTTAATACAAGGAGATATACTAGCTATCTTCATAGAAATCAATATAGGATTTATATTATATTTTTCAAAGAATTCTAATTCACCTATAAGATGTTGTTGGGTATGACAAGTAAAGCACATTGGAATACAAAATCTATCGTCTCTTATTCCTTTACCAACATTACCTACTTTTGGGATAGAACGAATATGACAGCATTGAACTTGGGTATCGTTACCACAAACTACACAAGGAAATGAAGCTACGAACTTCTGGTGCTTAACAGAATGAATTATGTTTGCCTTCCGAATTTCCATTACTTCTTTTTGGCTTTTGCTCTTGCGTCTCTAGCAATAGATAATGC